GGAAAATCCGTGCTTCTAAGGAGAAGGGCGGAGATGCCAGGTTCGTAGACATGCGACCCCAGACTAAGCGATTGATTCAGATGTACGCCGTGAAGTTATACTTCATTCCGTCACCTGATGAGATTGCATTTCATGTGATGTTCCAAGATCCTGAAATAGTCGCGGCTATGCACTGGCGGTCGCAGTTGGCGGCCCCCTCCTCCGTGTAGGGGGGCTTGGGCTTAGAATATGGAGTCACCACCGAATCAACCGTCACGCAAAAGATGAGGGACGAGTTGATAGTTGGTTGTGAGAAGCTTCATGTACTAGAGCGCAGGCAGGGAAAGGGTTTAACACACCCCCGGAAATATTTTAGGGTTACCGGCACCAATGGACCCACGTGGAGAATACCAAACAATGACATTAAGACAGTGCTTCATGCGATCCTTGAGAGAGTTTATTTTGTAAAAGATAAGACTTTAGGATTCAAGAGACCACCGCGACCATGGACACACCACTCCGTGGCGCACCTTGATGATGAAGTGGGCAGATCCGAGTTGGCAGAAGAGCCAATCGAGACCTGGCCCAGCTTCATAGCAGCAAAACACAAGATGAACCAGCGATTCAATTCTATGGCGTCCAAATTGGGCGTTATTGCAACACGAACCGGCAAGGACCACCCTATCAGCGAGGAGAAATTCCTATCGTTTTATGGCGGGTCCAAGTTAGCGTGTTACACTAGAGCCGTAGAATCTCTTCATAAGAAACGATTTGAAGATAGGGATAGTTGGGTGAAGAGTTTCACAAAAGACGAATTTATGAAACTCAACGGGGCTCCAAGAGCCATACAGCCCCGTTCACCACGTTTTAATGTAATGTTAGGTCGTCATCTGAAGCACATAGAGCACAAAATCTATGATGCGATCGATGAGGTGTTTGACCCGTCAGGGCAACACAGAACAGTAGCGAAAGGAATGAACATGATAGAGAGAGGAAACACAATAGCAAAGATGTGGGCACGCGTAAGCAACCCTGTGGCTGTTGGATTAGACGCGAGCAGATTTGATCAACATATTAACCGATTGTTGATGGCTCACGAACATTCAACGTACCATCAGTTTGCCATAGGGAAAGGGTCAGATTTACCCAGCCTAAGCTACCTCCTATCAAAACAAATACGTAACCGTGGTATCTTTTGGGGTAAAGACGGTAAGATTAAGTATGTCGTAGAAGACTGTAGAATGTCTGGAGATATGAATACTTCATCGGGAGCGGTCATTATCATGACCAGCTTAGTTCATGCGTATATCGAGTTCAAGGGCTTAGAAGGCCTAGTCCAGTTACTGAATGACGGTGATGATTGTGTTTTCATCATGGATCGTAGTGTTAAAGAGCATTTCTGTCAAGGATTACAGGAATGGTTTCTTGAAATGGGAATTACAATGGAATATGACGGAATTTATGAATCTTTGGAGAAGATTGAATTCTGTCAAGCTCGTCCAGTTTGGACAGAAGAGCACGGCTACAGATTGTGTCCACGACCAACCAAGCGGTTGTACAGCGACTTGATATCAACGAAAGAACTTCAAACCAAGAAGATCTATGATAGACAAGTAGGTGCAATAGCTGGTTGTGGTATCGCAAGTAGCGGAGGGTCCCCTGTTTTCCAGTCATTCTACCAATGGCTGGGAACAGGCGCGAACCCGTATATTCCAGAGGAGGGAAATATCTATTATAAGTTCCGGCAAGAGCTTATCGATGGTATAGATACGAAATGTAGGGAACCGACCGTCCGAGAACGAGTCAGCTTTTACCTTGCATTTGACATCACTCCTGCTGCACAAGAAATGTTGGAAGATTACTACCGTAATCGTCCTCCGCCCTTGTGGAGCCCCCCAGAGAAGAACCTCATATTAACACTCGACACCTGTCAACACCTCTGCCATCCCGAGCAGATAATTAGGTGGTAAGTACATAAGTAAAGAAGTACGCGGGAAAAGATTGATGTGTTAAGTCGCACAGCGTGAAGGCTGCAATCTGTCATGGTTAGTTGTGTCATGTAAATAAATAACAACAGCGCCGAAATCAGGCGAAGTCGCAATACGCCCTAGTCTCGGAGAGACAACCACTGTATTGATTACGGAGAACAGCAGCCGAATGCAACCTTACGGCCGCGTTCTACGCTTACAGTGGTGATGGGAGAGCTATTGAGCTCAGGTTTACCGGTCCGAGTGCCCGAACTAAAGAGATGAAAATCTCCAGTAGGTTTGAACCGGTGGTTGATATGTTGGATAGTGCCCAGGGGAGGGCCATCCGACGAGATAAATTCCTTACTAATTCTAATAAAAATAAAAACAAAACAAAACAAAATAAACAACGCTCAGGTCAGCGTAACAGACCTAACAACAATTCTACCAGAATGACAAAGACGTCGTCACCCAGCTACAAAATTTTGCCGGGTGGTGGTATGACGATCTCTCACAGAGAGTTCATTAGTACCATCAATGACGACATCATCGGAGCCGGTAGCATCACACCAGGAACCAAACGCGTGTTACACACACCGTTGAAGGTCCCAATTAACCCCGGGGATGGGAGAGCTTTCCCTTGGCTTAATCAGATTGCTACACGCTTTGAGAAATACACGATTCGCAAATTACATTATATATATGAACCTACATGTGCAACTACCACCTCGGGTGGTATTGCTTTATGCCCCGTTTATGATCCTGCGGATCCCTTGCCAGATAGTCGTACAGCCCTTCTAAATGCTGAAGGAGTTGTGCGCGGAGCTGTCCACAATGAGTTGAAACTAGTCGTACCCTCGAGAAGACTGCGACAAGGAGATACATTGTTCGTGCGTGCCACGCATGAATCTTTAGTGGACGCCAATGAGCTCCGACTCTCAGATGTTGGCTATATAGCCGTTGCCATTTCCGACTCAACTGTCGATCTCAATTACGGAGATCTATTTGTTGAGTACACCATTGACCTAACCTCACCAAGAGTGGGGCCTAGAGTCGGGAAATCAGCAGCAATCATCCGAGAAAACTACATTTCGACATCGGCTACGGTCAATGAGTCATTGTTTGATTCCAGTGCTAACGGCGGGC